ACTGCATACCTCATATATCTTTCTGCCATATTAATCTCCTAATATCATTTGATTTTTCCTAGCAACTCTTTCCATCATTGCCTCTAAAGTTTTTTCTGTACCCTGATCAATAGCATATGCATTATCTAAAACTACTGAGCCAGAAGCGTAAGTCACTTTACCTGTTCCAATTGTAGCCAATAAATTACTTGATGAATCACTAATTGTCCCAGACCATTTTTGATTGGTCAAAGTTTTATTAGTAAAAGAATCTGTACTATCTATTGTTGGAACTGTATAGCTTGCTGTACCATCATGAACCTTTAATCTCCAAGGATCTCCACTTGAATCTGATTTAAGAACTGTAATCTCTCCTTCTGAACCAGTAAATGTTCCATGTTCAGTAGCAGTCCCTCTTCTAAATTGTATACTTATTCCCATTACCTCCTCACTATCATTCTATTTAAGTTTACCCCACCAGTTATAGAAGCAGGATTTAATGGTTCAACACGATGAGCATCTGCTATAAGTTGCATCTTCTTGTTCATAAAATATCCACTCTTCTCAACATTCCTTAAGTCATGTTCTTTTAAATATGCTCTTTCTAATGTTCCATACGTAAGTGCATCTACCCACACTGAATCTATATCACATGTAGTTTGATAATCAGTTGATGCAATAATAAATGTATCTGTATAATTACTAATGGTTTCTGCTGCAGAATCAAAGGTCAATGAAATACCCGCATCATCAACCAATGCTGTTGATGTTCCAACAATCCAACCTTGCAAAGTTGTTACTATTATCCGTACTACAGAATTATCTGCATTTGTAGTATCTGTATACTGATATGGAACCTCATCACTCATTCTTGGTGGACGAGATGTCCCTGTTAGATTTAATGTTGCTTCTACAGTTGGTATAGGCCACACAGTTATAGTGCCTGAAGATCTTTGGTCAATCACAAGTGCCTGAGGAATGCCTGTAACAGTTGTCCAATCCTGTATCCTACTCCATAGAGGATTACCAAATATCTTGGTGATAGAAAACTCGCCTTCTGCTGTAGTAGCAGGGAGCCTTCCCTCCGAAGAAAGTGACTTCATTTCAGAGGTTGTGACAACTGGCAATTCCCTTCCACTAATTGACCCTCCCCCACTGATATCCATAAGCGTAGAAGGAAGTGCTATCTTATAGTTAGTGGCACTAATAACTACTTCATTGTCTTCTACCGGCAACCTAATAGTCCTCACAAGATCTAAAACTGCATCATGAATATAATTATTTAATTCAGTCTTAGTCCAACGAATATATTCTGTATCTTGAAGAACAGTTATTACCCGTGACCTGATATCAACTAAATCAATCATGCAACTTCAACTCTTTGTAGCTGTGCATTAACCTTATCCTTATCAACCTTAGATGAAACAGGAGTTTTTAATACCTGCACATTGTACCTGCAAACATCATAACCAATCAATGGTGAACCTTCCTGTGCCTGATGATACTTTGTTTCAACTGCATCCATAAGAACACTGAAATGACCCGGAGGTATAGCCCTACGAGAATTCCTAGGAAACCTCAGCACCCAATCATTATGCGTAACTGTAACTGGCCCCATTTGAGATGGGTCATCACCATACCCAATTACTACAACCCCCCAACCCTCAGGTGTTTTTAAGTCCTTACCAACTTCTATAGCCATGTCTTTCTGGAATGTTTTATGTACAGATACATTCTTTCTACGGCCTGAATCATACATCGGGCTATTAATCTGATGCCCATATTCTCCTACTGCAAGTAGTCCTCCTGCTAATTCGCCACTCATGTCATTGCTCTCGTTTTAATGAAAAATAAAATTCTGCCAGAAGTAGGAGGATCACTTCCCCTTAATCTGACTGTTAATCGGATCGTTTTATTAGATCCGTCCGGTGGAAGAAATACGGATTCTGGACGTTGCTGAAACGAATGTGGCTCCTGCGGTAATCCAGCCCATTTTAAATATAACTCTTTTTCTTCCTTTACTCTACTCACCCTTCCTACACATATATCTGCCGATACACCCAAAAATGGTTCAGTCAATATAACTGATATTCTTTCCGGCAAAGTTTCTGGATAAAGATAGTGATCAAAGTAAGCACTGGTAATCAGAGTATCATTTCCACCATTAAAACTTTCATGGTTGATTTCAATTATACTCGTTTCCCCTATCGCTTCTGAGACAGGGGCAGGCGGAACCCACCCCTGAAATCGTTGTGTCATTCAACTCTATTAACTAATAGTAGATGCACCACACTCGATACGATAAAGCCAGTCTTCATTGAGGATCTGGCAAGCATACCAGCTCTTCCATCCGACTGAACCAGATTGACCCAAAGGATCAGTAACTGCTGGTTGAGGCATTACTACCTTAGGAATCACAGCATCATAACCAGAGAGTGATACACACCCTATGCATTCTGCTGAGAAAATAACGATAGGATATACCTGCACAGTATTGTTAGATGCATTTGTAACAAGCTTCAGAGAAGCAATAGTTGCACCTATCTCCGTTGCTGCTCCTGCTTCAGCATAATTACTGGTGTCAGCAACAGTGCCAGCCGTAGAACCAAATGATTGGCCTGTATGACCGGGCGTGTAGCCACTTGTTTGAGTTTCCAGTACATTCGTATCAATCATCTCTGTTCCATCTGGTGTCTTACCAAACGGAGATGCCTGAGTTGTAAGTACGAATCTAACTACGCCAACACTACCTAATTCTCCCGGTAGCATTTGCTGACCATTATTACTGTACTTCACATAAGGTATAAAGCCCGGAAGCTTCTCAATGTCCTTACGTAAATCAGTATGCCCTACAGCAACAAATGCTTCAGGTACTGGTTCAGTATTGTATTTGGCGGAGGGAGTCATCTGCTTCGCAATCTTGCGAGCTTCATTATACTCCAGTGTACGGACTGCCGTATCAAGAAGATTGGTTGTCGAACCAGTAGTATCACCAGTTGTTCCGCCAATCTCTGCATCTACTGTTGCTCGTGTAGTACCACCAGCATAAGCCGCCTGAGTACCTGAACGTGCATGTAGAAATGTAATGAAGTCCATCAGTTCGGCAGCTTGAATTGATTGCCGTTCTGTTATCTGCTGAATAATAGGATCTGACGCTGCGGCAACCAACACATCAGTAGTGGCAACATATGAACCATATTGGTTCAACTTTACCTTGATGATTGTCTGCAACAATGTATCGGCTGGGGGCTTAACACCTTCAGCCAATGGAACGAGAGGTAGTGCGAACTTTTCAAAACGCTTCCACCTAACCTCAAGTCCTTCCTTCTGTGCTTTAGTCTCCTTCTGTCCGAACCGAGCCATTATCATGGATCGTTTCGCTATTGATAAGAATTTTTTTTGGATCTTAAAGGCCTCTGTTTCATCGAGAGAACCATATTTCATGGTTCCGCCCATAGAGGATGCGCCTGTAGCACCTCTATTAGCGTTTGATCCGCCACTTGTCCAAGTTGTAGCCATAATCTTACTCTATTATATTGTTAAAAAATTTAGTTAATGTAGAGCAAGAACGGGATTATCAATCAGCCATTGCGTTAAATAACGCCTCACCTGAAAGTCCCTGAGTAGAGTCTGTAGTCGTGGCCTGAGGTTGTGATGACCCCATTAACTGGGATGCTTGTTGCCTTCTTTGATCCTGTCGATCAACACCAACATAAGGCTCCTCACCTTGTCCACTCAAGAATAACTGAATTACTTGAGCTTTTGCCTCATTATCACCTTGAGTCATACCCAACCTACGCATTGAATCCTGATTCACCCACTCTATAAAGGTTGCATCATCTTCAATTCTAGGCCATATTCCAAACCCAAGCTTGCCATCAAAATACGATTGTTGCGATATTGCATCATACTTCTGATTCAATGTAGTTATTGGCTCCTCGTATTTATTTTCTACATACTTACTTATTCTATCTTCTACATCATCTAATTGTTGTTGCTTAAACTGATTGATTTGCCGCCTTACCATCCGTTCTGCTAATTTCTCCGATGTCTTCATAACTTCAGGGAAATCATCCAGTACTCTTTGGTCATCGTCAGACAAAAAGTTTTCATCGGAATAGGGGTCAGGTTTTTGAGTTTGTAAACTAATTTCTGATTCACGCTCAAGAACTGCAAGTCTAGCTCGCAAGTCCTGATTTTCCGCATCCTTTTCTTTTTGTGCACTAAAGGCACGATCTGCATGTGGCCTTAGATCTTCATAACTTTTTGTTACTGAATTTAGTTTCTGGTTTAATTCGGCAATCTCATCTTCCCTTGCCCCTTGATCTTTTGCTTGGTCATCAAACATTTCTCCATCTGATGGAGGTGTTTCATCTTGCATATATCACTCTTCACTATGGGTTAGTACGTTCCTGATAAAATTATCAAGGTCAAGTATATTCTTGATTTCTTTAATTTCACCAATTAGTACGTTAAAGGAGGCTACTTCCTTTCCGTCATAGAGGGGCTTCTCAATGAGTCTATCCTCTTTCCGTCTAAGTCTGTCCTCTAAAAAATCAGAGAGTTGAGTCCATCTGGGGTCTTCCCTCAGTGTTAGGAGGTGCTCCAGCTTCTCCCTGTCCAAACGCTGGTTGTGCTGTCTGTTCTTGCTGTTGATTTTGAACATCCTGTTCTTCTTGCTGTTGCTCCTGTTGCTGTTGTTGCTGTTGCTGTTGTTGCTGCAACTGCTGAGCTTCCATCTGCTGTTTTTGCATTTCTTCTAATAACAGTAAGGATGTTTGCTGCAACATTTGAGGCAGATTCTCAGCCAACGACAAATCTCCTTCTTTAATTTTAGCTAGTCTTTCCTGTATAATACCTTTTCTTATATCCGATGCTACAGCTTTCTTTTCATCTACAAGTGCCTTACCTTCATAGCCCTCGGTTTCCATTTCCATCTGCTGTCTAACTTGCTCAATCACAGCAGCTTTCTCTTGTTGGGCTGCCTCAGCAACTTCTTCCTCAGATTTTATTAGTCCGTCTATTTCTAATCCTAACCCAGCCTTAAGTGGAACGGCAAGCTTTTCAAAATTAAATCTGTTCCTCATCTCAGGAACCTGACCAACTACCTGTATTAACTGTAACACCTGTTGTATCGTAACTTCCTTTGCCATGAAAGTATCATAGCTTTTTGCCTGACAAAGGAAATCTCCCTTAATAGACATGTCATCTGAATC